GGAGGCAGGACCTCAAGTCTAAAATCGTTGACTGATAGACATATGGCTGTGCCTATGTATTGCTTATCAAACGGAAACGTCTTGGAAGAGACAAGCTTCAGCGAAGCTAATTTTCTACTATATGATATATTGAACGGGGTTAATCTTGATGGTATTATACACATACACATTAGAGGTAGGGCTGTGCCAGTTTTAGCTTATTATTTACCAGACCATGATTTTACTGTGTTGTATATACATAATACTCTACCGTTAAAGCACATGCCTAAAAGTGTGTTACTTCGATTGTCTAGGCTACAGTACGGCCCTGATCTTTTTCCTTATGGACTCATAGATGATGTGGATGTTTTAAGACATGCTTTTTATATTACCCGGAGTAGTATGAAACAGTACAAGGGTGCTTTAGAAAATTACCCTATAATACATTCATGGATAACAGGTGTTAGTGATCCTCCTATCACTAAAATATCTTCCCTACATCTACGACATCTAACTATCAAAGAGCTCAGGAAGCTTGGAGTCAGCTGGTTTGACCAAAGAGCAAGGTTCTTATATCCATGTTTAGAAAATTTAGCTACATTGGGGATGCATGAGTCAATGTTCATAGGCCTCATAATTTGGGCGAAGTCAATTCCCGATATTGCCTGGCAGTATATATCTTGTTCTGGAATTTGGCAATGGAAATTTGATAGTCTTGACGACTTTATTAAAAAAATTAAAAATAAATTCACTCTCCGACTTAGAGCTTTACAGAACTTAGTCCCACTAGATCTCAAGCCTTTCTTTGAAATGGAAGTGTTAGCTAATCGAGGACTTGGGGGTGTAGACTGGCATAGTGAGAAAGAAAATAGGACGAAACCAAACTTAGCAAACTTTGACGCTAAGGCCATCTTTCAAGAAGCTGGCAGTTTGTTCACACGCATTAAGAATCTGGGTGGTCAAGTAGATAATCTAAAGTGGTCTTCGTATATTAACAAGCGATGGCAGTGGGCACCCACCGGCGCGTATCACTCTCAATATGAAGAAGATTTACAATACGTGGCTAAAGATAGTTTAAATAGACACAAGTTTTTTAGCCTCAACGCGATGCCCAAACCAAAGTTAGACGACTTACTACTGCGACCACCAGAAATCAGAGCTTGGCCCTCGGTTAAATGTGAGTGGACTAAGATGCGCGCTATCTACGGAGTAGATGCAACCAACTTCATATTAACTGGATTCGTATTCGGTGATTGTGAGCGCGTATTATCACAATTGTTTCCAATAGGGCCTGGAGCCGAAGAAAACAACGTTAGGACTACAGTCCGTGAAATAATGCGTAATGGTATACCTTACTGTTTTGATTTCGAGGATTTTAATTCTCAACATTCTGTAGATAGCATGCGAGAGGTCTTGAAAGCCTACTTTGCTGTATTTGGGAAAAAGATGTCAACTGAACAACGGAAGGTATTTCCGTGGATACTACATTCATTAGATTCATGTTATATTAAAGAACAAGGACAAGACCAATTTTACAAGACGACTGGTACGTTGCTGTCAGGCTGGCGACTGACAACTTTTATGAACACGGTACTCAACTACATATATATACGCTTGTTAACTAAAGGCAGGGACTTAGTAGCAACTCATAATGGTGACGATGTTTTGGCAGCTGTTGACAGCTTACAACAAGTACAAGCACTGGTAGCAGGTGCGGAATCGCATAATGTCAGGTTTCAGATGTCTAAATGCTTTTTAGGTTCGATTGCAGAGTTCTTACGCGTTGATCATTATGATGGAGGTAGCGGACAGTATTTAAGCAGAGCTATAGCTACATTAGTACATGGCCCAACAGAGATGGCAGTACCTAACAAGGTCTTACCATTGCAACAGGCTATTGTAACACGTATAACCGAGGCGCAGCAGCGGGGTATGTTAAACAGTGTAGCGGCCGATATCAAAAAAGTTCAATACGAATACTTATGCTATAAGTGGAATATCAGCCTAGAAGATCTTGATATTATAGAAAGAACCCATGTGTCTATGGGAGGCTTATCTCTAGATATCACAACCGAGAGCTTGCAGCATGAGATCAAACAAAAGGAGTACTCAAGACGCGACATTTCTGAAAAACAGAAGCAAG